GCCGCGGCCGCGCTCGGCATCATCGAAGAGGATCAGGTCGTCGGCGCCAACGCGACCGCGCCTACGAACCCCGTTGCCGTGATTGAACTCGGCATGGCGGTGGCGCAGATCGGCGCGAATATCACCGCGTTGCAGCCGCTGACAACCAACGCATCGGGCCAACTGATACCGGCGCAGGCCGGCCAGCCGGTCGTCGCGATTGCGTTGGAAGCGCAGACTTACGTCTCGCCCGGCTCTTTCGCTACCGTCCTGGTCGTGGCGCCTCTTGGAATCATGGCGCCGGGCGACGAAGTCAGCTATGTCGCGGCCTCGGGCGCGATCCCGCTTATCCCCGGCACTTACGCATTGAACGGCGCGGCGGCTCTGGCGATGACCTTGGCGGCTCCCACCGCAGCGCAGGACGGCACGATCCTCACGATCGTGGCGACCACCGGGCACGCACATACCGTGACGGCCCCGGCAGACGCGATCTACGGCACCAAGGACACCGTGACGTATGCCGCAGTCGGCGACATCATCACTCTTGAGGCCGTGAACACCAAGTGGATGGTCCGCAGCATCGGTGGTCCGACGCCGGCGGCTCTGAGCGAGGTTTAAGTTAGCCGGCGGAAGCCGGCGACGGTTGACCGGATCAAGTAAGAGTCCGGCTGTCTCACAGCATTCCCGGCCAGGGTGGCCAACCCCGGCCGGAGATTTTCAGGCAGCGCCACAGGCAGCGGCACCGAGTTTAGATTTCACTCCGCGAAGGCGGACAGGAGGATGGTTCCATGGGTGGATACGCACCGTCGATGCCGGCAGGGCCGCTTCAGATTGCCCTTGCAAATTTTGCCAAGGAGCGCAAAAACAACGCGCTCATTGGCTCTTACTTCGCCCCGCGCGTTCCGGTGGCAAAACAGTCCAGCCAGTATGTCGTGTGGAACGCCGACGACTTGAGAATCCCGCTCTCCACGCTCCGCGCTCCTGGCGGCCGCCCGAGCGGAACTCGCCGCAGTTTCTCTGTGGCGCCCTACGCGGCACAGTCGCACGCGATGGAAGATTTTATCCCCTTCGAGTCGGAGTCGTACGGCCTCGGCTTCGGATTCAGCGAGCAAAAGATGCTCACCAAGCAGCTTATCGATCAGCTTCATTTGAAGTATGAAGCTGAGGTCGTCGCCCTGCTGATGAACACGTCGAACTTTCCAAATGGAGTGACGCTCACCAGCACCAATCAGTTCGACAATTATCCAGCGACCCCTGAGACGGGCACCGGATCGCATCCCATCGTTTTCTTCGAGCAGTACAAGTCGCTTCTGCGCCAGGCCGGCATCCAGGATGCCGACATGGTCCTCGCCATCAGCGACCCAGTGGCGCTCGTGCTGCGCAGCCATCCCGATATCATCGACCGCTTCAAGTTCACCAATGCCGGCGGCATCATCACCGACGAGATGCTCGGCCAGGTCTTCGGCGTGAAGGTGATACGGGGCAGCGCGGTTGGGCTCAATCAGCAGAATATCCAGTCCTGGGTCTGGGGCAACTGTTGCTTCCTTGGCTTCGCGCAGCAGGTGGAAAACCTGCAAGACATGTCCTGCGCGAAAACCTTCTGCTGGACGGGCGGTACCGGCGCGGATGGCAATGTTTATCCTGGACCGGCAAGTGTGCCTACGGTCGCCCCAGGCCAGCCACTCTCGTCTGGCACGGACGGCATGGGCGTCATGGTGTGGCCGGAGACCCACCTCAGCGAAAAGAAGACCTGGGTCTCTCTCGATTGGTATTACGATCTCCGGGTTACGGCCCAGGAGACCGGCATTCCGATCCTGAACTGCCTGGGCACTTACCCGCCGGTTGCAATGGAAGTTGTCGCCAGCGACATCGAGGGCTAAGCGGGACATAGCTGGATGAAAGAAAGAGGCGCGCTTTCATAATGGCGCGCCCTTTTGAAACGGGGAAGAAGGAGAACCACAATGGATTCCAACCGCACCGAGAAGACCACGGAAACCCACGCCGACGCGAAGCCCGCGAAGGACACGAAGACCACCGAAACCCATGACGACGCCAAGGGCGGCGAGCCAGCCAAGGACAGCAAGACAACCGAGACCCGCGAAAAGTAGGGCGCGGGGCCCTTGAGTGCTCACACGAGGCGCGCCGAGTGCGCGCCTTTTGTGAATCTAAGTAATCTGGAAGAGGAGAAAAATGGCAGACTCGAAGTCCACGTCAAAGTCCGTTGCATCGCCAGCGAAGAAGAACTATCGCGCTCTCGGGAACATCTTAGGAGGTCCGATTAGCGAAGACGCCGACGCGTCGACAAAGCGGATCACTCCCCACAAGCTTTACAGAAAAGGCTCGACCATCCCGCTGGGCGAGAAGGACGCGGCGCGCTTGCTCGTCCTTGGCGCCGTCGCGGCTCCCGGCTCGACCGTGCTGCTTGTCGAAGACGCGTCAGGCACGCAATCTGTCGTCGCCACGATCAAGTAATCAACCGATTCTGGAGATTCAGTGGCCTACGCGACCCAAGCCGATTTGGTTCCTTTGCGCATGACGGCGAAGGATCTGACCGAGCTGACCGACGACGACAATACCGGAACGATCAACACGTCGCTGGTGTCGGCCGTGCTCGAAGAGGCTTCGGGCCGCGTGGAAAGCTATTGCCGGAATCGCTACGCCACGCCGCTGCAAGCGTCCGACGACGTGCAATCGTTGACCCTCGATATCGCGGTTTACTTGCTCTTCAGCCGGCGCCGCGAGACCAACGTGGGCGAGACGGTGAAAACGCGCTTCGACCAGGCGATTGCTTTTCTCAAAGACATCGCCTCGTCCAAGGCTTCGCTCGACCAACCCATCAGCGATCAGCCGCAGACCTCCATGGGTGGCCCGCAGATCTCCGCAAAGGACCGGCATCTCGCATTCAGCGATCGCAACATCGAAGGCTTCGTATGACAGAAGTGATCCAGGTCGACGACTCCCGCGCCACGGTGGCGCTGGGCAAGTTCCGCCTGAACCTCGCCCAGGACGAAGAGCTGATGCGCACCATGGGCGGCGTGATGCTGCTGTCGATCGCCAAAACCTTTCGCGAGGAAGGTTCGCCGGCGGGCTCCTGGATGCCGCTCGCGCCGTCCACGATCCGCAGCTACGGCAAGAAAGCCGCGGGGCACAAGCTGCTGATGATGAGCGGTAGGCTCTTCCGGTCCATTAAATTCACGGCCTCCCCTGGTCAGGTCCTGATCGGACCCAGCGCCGACGTGCGCTATGCCGCCGTGCACCAGTTCGGCTCGCGCGATCGCGGCTCGGTTGGCATCGGTCCGCGCACGGAAAAGATGGACAAGGCTGTGGCCAGCGTCAAGGAACACAGCTATGACCGTCTCTCCGCGGGCCTGGGCGTGGGCAGATCCCGGATCACCAATAAGCTGGGCCGCAGCCAGATCGTCAATCGCCGCATCGCCGGGCCGCGCAATCAGCTTCGCGTCCACGTCGCCGGCCACTCGCGCCACCAGAACATTCCCGCGCGGCCGTATCTTGTCTTCCGTCCGGAAGATCCTGAGCGCCTCCAATCCGCCGCCGACGCATTCTGCGTTCGCGCGGCTGAGGCGGCCGGACTGGAGGCATCGAAGTGAGCGGATCTCCCAGCCAATTCCAGATCTCCCAGGTCGAGGCCGCGCTGATCGCGCTGCTCAAGAGCGTGATGCCCGATGCCTACGGAACCGTTGAGGTTCCTATCTGGATCGACATTGACTCGCTCGGCGACAAGGACTTCGACGCCGAAGGCCAACTGGTGCTCAAGCCGCCGGCGATCCGCGTCCGCTTCGACCGCACCAGGCGCAATCTTTTGCATGACAATCAGCGGCTCACCTACCAGGCAACGGTCGGCTTCGACATTCTTTGCTTCGAGTCGAGCCTGCGGTCGAAGGCAGACGAGCGGCTGCAAACGCTCAAACTGGCGCAGACCATCGAGAATCAGCTCGCCGGCGCGCGCGTGGCTCTCGCAGACGGCACCAACTCCATGCCCTGCAGCCTGGGCAGCACCTACCTGGTCGCCGAGTCCACAGGCTCGGTGGATCAGCTCTTCTGCGTTGAAGTCGTGGCCGAAGGCATTCAGCAATACAACGGCCCGAACGCGAGGCTTGGATCATGACGGCAGTTTCCGATTTCGTTCAGGTGCAGCTCTCGGCGACGGGCATCGCCTTCGCCGGCAAAGGCGCGACGTTGCGCGTCGGCAACGGCCACTTCGATTACACGTTCATGCCCGGCTCGCCGGTGCGGGTACTCACCAGCGAGTGGCGCAAGACGCTTTCGCTCAAAGCCTATGCGGGCCAACCCATTCTGGAAGTCGCTCCCACGGCTGCTGCCGCGCCGGCCAAGCCCGTCGCCGCCGCGTCTCACACCATCTCTCCCGCGGTCAGTCACACCGACCCGCCGCCCACAGTTCCAGTTCCAGTTCCAGATCCTATCGAGGTGAAGTAACATGGCCGGTCCGTACAATTTCGTTTCGCAATGGAAATCCGCCCGCAACCTGGTGCTCAGCGCAAAGACCCAGGCTGCGTGGAACACGGCGCTCGTTGACGCATCGCTGACCCAGCGCCAGCGCTTCGACGGCGCGGCCGTGCTGGAACTCAAAACCACGCGTCGCAGCGACCTGGCCTACGCCGGCAAGGGCACCGCGTTCGCCACCAACGGCCAGATCACCAGCTTCGATACCGCGTTCGGCGGATTCAAGGGCGAGCTTTCGCCCTGGCTGGCCGGGTGGCTGTTTGCGTTTCTGATGGGCACCGACACGGTGGTCGGCGCAGACTCGCCATATGTGCATACCTTCGACTTCGACGAGACCACGCGCACCGCGGTGCCGACGACGGTTTATCTCGAAGACACCGAAGCGGTTAAGTACAAGTGCCCGGACATGTGCGTCAACGATGTGACGCTGACCATCAGCGAGATCGGCGCCATCATGGCGGAGATGAGCATGGTGGGCACCGGACGGCAGACCATCGCGGCCATCGCCACGCTGCCGGCGCTGGGCGCGGAGAGCTACATCCTGGGCTCGGATGCTTCTCTTCAGTTTGGCCCGGTGGGCTCGCTGGCCAGCTTCATCGGCCGGCACATGAACACGACCCTCAAATTTGAAAATCAGCTCACCGTCCACAAGGCGCCCGGCGGCGGTCTGTATGGCATCTTCGTCCGCAAAGGCAACCCCAAGTTCTCCATCTCGACGACCATCGCGGCCAAGGACACGGACGATGTCTTCACCCTCTTTGACGCCGACACCGAGACGGATTACGAGTTGACCGTCAACAGCGGAGCGGCTGCGCAGCTCACCATCTCCATCCCTCACGCTCACTTCAAGACCACCAAGCTGGGCTTCGACGGCGACATGACCGTGTGGCAGCTTGAGGGCGACGAATCTACCTGCTACGACGAAAACGGCACCACGCCGCCCATCACTGTCAGCGTGACAAACGCCGTTGTGGCGTACCTGGACGTTTAACCGGTTTCCAACCGGGGGGATGGAATACCTGCCGTCTCCCCTCTTTTTCTTCCGCACCATCTGCATCATCCGCGCCATTACTCCGGCGCGGACAAGAAGCTCCGCATGGGCTGCGCGGAACTTCAGCAGGACCGGGTCCTTCACCTGGGCGACGACACAATCCAAAATCCCAAGCGAAAGAAGGACCCATGCCCAATATCGAACTCAACGCGCCGCGCCTTATCTCTATTGAAGACCGCGGCAAGCCGTACTCGCTCACCCTCCGCCGCATCGCCAAAAAAGATTGGCTGCGCTACTTCGAGGGCATTCTCTCCACTTCCGAAAATCAATCCGGCAAGCGCGTCGACAGCTTCGATTCCAGCGCCGCGCGCCTGGCGCTGATCGACGATTGCCTGATCGGCGCAAGCGGCTACACGCTGCCCCAAGGTGCTGCGGTAGGCGCGAATGACGGCGGGATTCTCAATGTCGAGGGATGGAGAGCCTTGCTGCCGCTGTCTCACCGCCTGGGCGCTGCCAACGCGGTCATCGCCGTATCGCAGAGCGACCCCAAGGATGAAGACGCGATCGCGCTGGGCGTCGAGAGCGTGTTTCTCGATGCGGTGTGGAGCGCGGACGCGGACGGCGTGATGCGCAAATTTCACGGCCTACGCCACAACTTCAAGGTGCCCACGGCCGAGCAGCAGCGCCGCATCTCGCGGGATAGCAGCCGGTCAAGAGTCGTCGGCGGCAGCCGCAACGGCAAGACGCTGTGGCTGGGCGCGCAGCCCACGCTGGCCGAACTGTACGACGAGCTGATCGTGAGCGTGGAAGGCTATGACTGCGCCGGCGAGTCCCTCGCTGATTCTCCCGAGAAAATTGCCGAGTGGATGGACACCTACCACAAGGTGGCGGCGGTCGATGTACTGTTCGCTCCCGCAGCGCCGAAGGTCGAAGAGGATGGCGATTGATGTTTGGAGAGACCCTGAAGGCGTGCGCATGGCCCTCGAAGAGATGTTCGAGCAGGACTATGCGCGCGCCCAGACGCGCCGTGAGGCCGCTGGGGCAAACGAGGAGACCAGGGCTCGCATGGAGGCGCGTCTGCCAGCCCGCACCATGGCGTGGGGATATTACCGCTTTGCGGACCACCTCTTCCACCTCGACGCCCAGCGCCGGGCCGGGCTCGCCTGCCACACGCGCGATCTTGCGGCGTTTGAGGCTGAAGGCCTGTTGGCGCTTGATCGCGCACGAACGGCGTTTGAAGGCCGTCATCCGGCGTGCAGCGCGTGCGGCCAGCGCCAGCTCAACCGTTTTGGAGTCGAGTGCCCAGGCTGTGGGGTGAAGTTCCAGCGCAAGAAAGCGTAATGACAGGGATCAGAGGTCAGGGGTCAGGGATCAGTCATGGCGGTAGAAACCAGCGCGGTCCAGATATCGATCAACGTGGTCGACGCCAACTCCGGCGCGGCGGTCGCGGGCGTCGAACAGAACCTGAAGAAGCTCGGGGCTGCCGGCGCCACGTCTGGACAGCAGATGAAACAGGGCATGGAGCAAGCCGGGGGGGCGGCTCTGAGCGCGCGTGAGAAAACGCGTCTCCTGTCTGAAGAGTTCGGCATCAGGATCCCGCGCGCCATGCAGTCGATGATCGCGCAGAGTTCGATTGCCAAGGCCGCGCTGGGCTCGCTCACTACCGCGATGATTGCGCTTGGAACGATCCAGATCGGCGGAATGATTTTCGGCGCGTTGCTCAGCGGCATAGAGAAAGTTTGGGAACACTTTCACGGTCTCCAAAGAGCCGCCGACGACTATAATGCGGCGTACGAAAAAACAAAAAACGAGGAGTTTGGAAACACGCATTCGATTGAGACGACGCGGTTGCGAATTAACGAGGCCGCCGCCTCGGCGAAGGACTTCGCCGAGCAAGCGAAAAAGGCTCAATACGAGACTTCAAACTGGTGGCAAGCGCTCAGTTTGGTCGCGCCAGGGGCCGGTGGATTGATGACGGCGTGGTCTCAGCAACGTAAGGCTAACGACCTGGCCAAGCAGGGCTTCGACCAGCAAGCAATCTCAGACAGGCTCAGAGAGGTCAGACTCGCCGAGCAGCAGCACGAGCATAGAGAGGACTTGTTAAAGGCGGCTCAGGCGCAGAGCGAAGCGGGCGTGCAGGCCGCGCCGGAGAAGGATCGCCCTCTGGCAAAGCGCAATGCTGCAATTATGGAGGCCATCGCAGAGGCTGATGAAAAGCGTCGGTTCGCGAACGAGCAAGAGTCGGCTTACGGGAATCATCCCGCGCAGGATGCGGGCCAAGACGATGAACGGCTCGCCATTACCACGGCCACCATCAAGGCGAATACCGAGCTGGCCAGCCAAAATAAGAAAAACGGCGGCGACGCCAAGTCCCAAGCACAGGAGCTGGCGCGGATCCACGAAGAGGCGTTGGAGTCCGGGCTGCGCGGGTCAGCTCTCTACCACGCGCAGGAAGCCGCCGCGATTGATGATCTGAAGCGCAGGGGCATCGCCACGCCGCAGGCTGTCAACGATGTCCAGACCAGGTTCCACAACGAGCAGATGAAGCGGCTGGACGAAGAGAACCACAAAATCCAGCAGATGCGCGAGCAGACGCAGCTTGCCGGGCTCTCCGGAGCGGCGCGCATACAGCAAGAGGGCAAGAACAAGGTCGCCGAAGTCGTCAACGATCCGAACTCGCAGCTCGATCCGGGCCAACGCCTGGCCGAAGTCAACGAGATCAACAAGCAGACCGCGCAGCAGATCGGCGAGCTGAATCAATCGTTCAAGGCCCGCGTGGATGAGATCGTGAGCCGCAGCGCCAACCGCGAGCTGCAAGGCTTTGCGCGCATCCGCGCCGACGCGCAAGACCAGATTCGCGAGCTGAATCAGCAATACCAGAAAGAAGGCGGACGCCCCGAGGATCTCGCTCGTGGCACCGCTGGAATCAACGCCGGAGCGGCTGGGCAGGCTGCAGAACTGGCACAGAAGAACGCGCAAGAGACGGCCCAGCTTGAAGAACAGGCGCGCGTGAAATTCCTCAGCGCCGAGAAACAGAAGACGGCCGCGATCCAATCCGAGTACGACGAGCGGCTGCTGAAATATAAACAGGAGCTGGACGCGCAGGAGATTTCGCAGGACGATTACAACCGGCGCGCGGCCGCGGCCGCCGAGATGGCCAACGCGGAGATGGTGCAGGCTGCGACCGAAGCGCGGCAGAAGATGGCCGGCGAGTTCGACACTCTGTTCAAGGGCATGGACCACCCGCTGAAGATGCTGGAGGGTATGGGCGAAAAGGTTGCAAGCCAGGCCGCGGCGTCTCTGGTGCAGCGAATGCAGCAGCGCGGCAAAGGCGGCGCGGGCGGTCCGGATACAGGCTTGCCGCAAGGCATTCTCTCCGATGTTTTGGGCGGCTTCGGTTTCGGCGGAAAGAAAATGCCTGGCGCAGGCGGGACCTTTGCGGGAACTCCCGCGGGCCACGGCACGCATGCGACGGCGCAAGGCGCGTTCAGCGTGCAGCAGGCCACAATCTCTGTTGGCAGCGCGACGTTCACCGGCGGGGGAACCGGCGTCGCCGCAGCCACGAGTTCCGGGACGGGAGGGGGATGGAGCGGCGCAGGCGGTAGCACATCTCTCCTCACGCCGGGAACTTCAGGAGCGAGCGGCGGCTTCGCTTCTCAAGCGGGCAGTTATAGCGGCGGCTTTGGCGGCGGCGGCGGAAGCTACGGCAGCGGCGATTCAGGCGGCTATTCGGGCGGTTATTCAGGTGGCTATTCAGGCACGGGCAGCGGCTCGCTTCCCACGGGGGGCGCGGGCAGCGGTGGCGGAGCTGGGGCAACGCCGAACTTCGCCGGAGGGATGGGCGGCTTCAATCCGCAGAAGCGTGGCGTTGGCGGCGTCATCGGCGACGTGCAGCAGGGCATGGGGCTCTTCAAGCAAGGAGCAAGCATGTTCGCCGGCGGCTCGGCTTCCAGCGGCGGCAGCGGCCTGGCGGAGACGCAAAGCACCGCTCCGGAAGGCACGCTCAACGCGGACGGTAGCTTTACCAGCGCCAAGGCCGGCAGCGGCGCGGCCAGTAACGGCGGCATGATGGGCGGCGGCGGTATCGGCGCAAACGCCGGCGGCGCGATTTCAGGCGGCTTGGGGATGTACGCGGCCGTCGAGGGCAACGGCGGCGTGGGCGGTGCGTTGCAGGGCGCTATGGCCGGAATGCAATTGGGCATGGCTCTGGGCGGCCCCATGGGCGCGGCGATCGGCGCGGCGGGCGGAGCTATCGTGGGAGCGATCGGGATTGGCGGCCGCGAGAAAGCGCGGGTTTACGATCTCAAGAATGTGCGTCCAAAGATCGTCTCCGACCAGGATTCCTATAACCAGGGCGGCATGGCGTACACAGACATCTATCAGGATTTTCAGGGGCTCAAGACCACGTCCTGGGCGGCGATCCGCTCCATGGGGCCCAGCGCGATGTCCTACTGGAACGACACCATCAAAACAGAGATCGAGCAGGCCCAGGGCAAGCTGACCGCCGAACAGCGCGCCGGGCGCAGCATGTATAGCGCCCAGGGCGCTTCTTACGATATTGGGTCGGACTCGGTTCCTGCGACGGGCTGGAACCTGAATCACGCGGGCGAGCGCATCATTCCCAGCGACCAGAATGAGCGCATCACACAGGCCATGGAATCGGGCAGCAAGATGCCCACGCAAGCGCCAATGGGCGACGTGCATCTCCACGTCCACGCGATCGACGCCCAGGGCGTCTCGCAATTCCTGGGCAAGTACAAGCACAACATTCGCTCCGCGGTGAACGACAGCTACGCCGAAAACTCCGGAGGTGGCATGTAATGCCCGCATCCGACATCCTCAATCCGACGACGACCTGGTCTGAAGACATCGAAGATTCGATGACGCCGGATTACGGCTTCACACGCAAACGCACCAGCACCAAGCTGCAGAAAAAGGCTGTGGGTGGAACGCCCTGGACGCGCGAGACGCAAAACACCGGCCACGTCTTCTCGCTGACCTGGACCACGCGCACTTGGGCCTGCGTGCAGCGTCTGAAGCGGTACTTCGAGCAATATGAAGATGGCTTCTTCACCATCGTCGATTGGGACGGTGGAGGGCGCCAATATGTCGGCCGCTTCACTTCTGAAATCATTCCCGTCGAGACCGGCAACGGCATGTGGACCGTGCAGGGCGCCACTTTCGAGGAGATCCCGCAGCAGGCCATGCTCGAATATCCGAGCGACTGGGCGGACGATGCGATCGCGTTTTTTCTTGCCAACGATTTCGGCGACCAGAAGCTGGCCACCAGCGGAACCTGGACCGAGACGGCGCGCACGGCCGTCGCCGGCAGCGTGGGCACCGAGCATGTTCCGCTGCCCACGACGACGGCCTACACAACGATGGACGATGCGGGCACGCTGGGCGACTGGGCGCAGTATGAATATCGCGGCTACGGCTTCAGGCTTTACATGCTGAAAGGCCCGGCAATGGGGCAGGCGGACGTGTACGTCGACGGCGTCTTCCTGGTGACGCTCGATCTCTATGCCGCCGAGGCGATGGGTCCGCAGATCGTGCTCACCAATCAGTCCATGCCGCTCGATATCCATCGTGTTCAAGTCGTCTGCGACGGGACCAAGAACGAAGCGTCGAGTGGAACCAACGTGAGCTGGTACGCATTGGAGGTCATGCGATGATCGCGTATCCGCCAACGCTCAAGGCCGTGGGCGGAGCGCGCACGGGCGTAGCTCCGGCCAATCTGCTCGAAGTGCTGGATGTGAATGGCAACCTCTACTTTTGGGCCGATCGGAAGCTTTATGCGCCATCGGTGCTTCTGGCGACACAAGCGGCGGCGGCAGCCGCGGCGCTGGCAGCGGCGGAGGCGGAGGCAGACGCCACATTCGCGCCGCCTATCTCAATCCCCGCAGGCCAGCTTGTGGCGTGGGTCATAAAAAGTCCAGTCACCGCATCCATCACCGTCGCGGGAATGTATGCCGATATAGTAGATGGCCACCCCGTGTCGCCTTGGTCTGACACGCAACTCGTAGGCGACTGGTCTCTCCCGACTCTGCCGGCCGGGGCCGTCATTAACGCAATCATACCCACGATGATTGCGGCAGGCGCGGTCGTCGGGGCCTCTCCCTTCGCGCCGGTACTGCAGTGCCTGGCCGGCTATCCGGGAAGTCTCAGCGCCTTTGCGGGAGGGGGCCTGAGCGGATTGCCTTCCGCCCAGTATTCCGGCTCATCCGTCGGCGATTCAGCGGCCGCACTGGTTGGATTTGAGATGGGCGCCGAGGTCAGTGACAGCGCAGGCACCGGCGTTTACCCAGGCCCCTATCCGACCTGCACCGCCACGCTGAGCTGCACGCCGGCGCTCGCGGTCTATTACACCCCGGCAAGTGAAGGTGGCGGCGGCGGTGGCGGCGGTGGCGGCGGTGGCGGTGGCGGCCTTGGACTCGACGCGGGCGAAGGTTCGGTCGTCGAATGGCAGCCGTGGCTGCTGAGCGTGCCCAAGCTCACCTTTCATCGTTCGCTGCTGACAGACATCGGCAACTTCGTGGTGCAGAACCTGAGCGGAGACACGCTGAGCCGCGATGTCGAAAAGTTGCTGCGCGCCAGTGCACTGGAAGGCGCGTTCTTCGTCTACCGCTGCTACCAGATGGATGCTCAGGCCGCGTGGCTTGAGGTGCACGGCACGCTGACCGTTGAGGACGTGGGGGTGGACACGCTGCAGCTCAAGGGAATGCAGCTTCTGAACCCTTCGCAGGAAGACACGCCGCTGGAGATCTACTGCGAGACTTGCCAACTGCAATGGGGCGGGCCCCGCTGCGGGTCGACTGAATCCACGGAATGCAGCTACAGCTTTCCATCGTGCCAGGTGCTTGAACGCATCATGGTGGTGATGAACGATTACGAGAAAAACTACGGCGAGGCCGCCGCCGCCACCGCGCAGAACGTTGTCAACCGGAGGCGCGTAATCTAATGCCGAATGCCTCCACAACTCAGACCAGCTCCGCCAGCGAGACCACCGGCACGCCGATCCCGTTGACGTACGGCTATGCCTGGGCCACGGGCAAACGCTCGGCGTACTACGAGCTGCTCAACACCGGCGACCAGGTGGGCGATTACTGGCGCGCGGGCATGTGGCTGCTGGGACATGGCGAGTGGGACGGACCCATCGAACTGTGGATCAACGATCTTCTGGCATGGCGAGGGAACGTGCCGGCGCCGCCTCCAAACTTCAAGCAGATAGGCTCTCCGATCCAGTGGACCAAGGCGCTCGATGGCGGCGCCGCGTTCGCCTTCAACTTCCATCGCGGCGCGGATTCGATCATCGGCTCGGGCCTCACCACTCCCTCGTCGAGCGGTCCGGATCAGGGCCTCGATCTTCTCTGGCCGCTGTTTCCTCCGGCCATTCAGATGCTCGATTACTCGCGCATCGCGTATTACTCGCTCTATCGCAAACAAGCCATCGAAAACCAGACCAACACCCATCAGAACGATCCCAGCCAATGGACTGACATTGCGCCCATCGGCCTATGGCGCGCGCTGCGCTGCCGTCTGTTCGACGATCAGGGAAACCAGACCGGCTACGCGTTCACCACCAACCCCGCGTGGCACTTCGTCGACGTGCTGCTGCGGCGCAAAATCTTTCCCGATTTCGGCCTCGATCTTGCCCTCGGGCCTGACCCGCTGCCCAGCGCCGTACAGAACCGCTTCGACTGGGGACCGATCTCCGCTGCCGCCGCGTACTTCGACGAGTTCCTGGCCAATGGCAGACGGCGTTTTGAAGGCAACTACGCGTTCAGCGCGCAGACCAGCCTGCAGGCCGTGCTTGAGCAGATCCTGCTCAACTGCCGCAGCTTCGCCTCGGAGTATGCGGGCAAGATCGGCCTCAATTGCGACATGCCGCGTTCCAGCGTCTTCACTTTTAGCCGCAATCACATCCTCCCCGGCTCATGGAATGCAAGCGACCAGGTGCTGACCAAGAGCGCCAACCGTTACGTCGCCAACTTCCGCGATCTACTCATCCCGGAGTGCTCGCAAATCGCTTCCATCGTTGGTTGGACGCTCACCACCGTCGAGCCGCATCCATTCGAGACCGGCGACTGGATGGCCATCGGCGGCACCAGCTCGCCGTATGACGGGCAGTGGCAAGTGCTGAGCGTGCCTGACGTGATCAACCCAGGTTTGGCAGACGAGATCGATCCGACGACGCTGGTGCTTGTGGCCTCGGGAGAAAACCCTCCGGCCAGCATTGGCGCGGTGGGTGGCTGCGGGCTGCTCTATTCGCGTTTCAAAGAGCGCTCGCCGGAGTTTTGGCACAAGGCCAACATGCTGGCGCGAGGCGTCATCGGCCTGGGCATTCCACGGCAGCGCGAGAAGACCAAGCAGAGCCTCGATTTCGCAACCTGCACCTGGGATCAAGCCAGCCGCCTGACCACCTACGAGCGCGATAGGCTGCTGGGGCTGGACACAACAGGCGCCAACGGTCAGCTTGCGTCGCCATATCAGACGCCTCCGCGCGTCGCCTTGCGCACTTCGATGTTTGCCAGAGACGCGTATGGCAATCTTGCCTGCGCCGTGCGGCCGGGCGATCGCGTCACCATCGACACCACCGCCAATTATCCATACGCCGGAGACTACGAAGTATTGGACCCGCTCTCCATCTTTCCGCCAACCTGCGCGGCCGGCGGCGGCGCCGGCGCGATCGCACTGACGCCGAGTGAGAACAGCGGCGAAATCGAATTTTCACTCGGGCCTTACAACGAAGACGTTTTCTACGACACCAGCGATCCAACGCAAGCCGGCTGGCCCAGCGTTCCCGGCAGCGATCCAGGCAACAGCGAGGAGTTCACCAATATTCCGCTGGCCGCGGGCCAGTTCGCCTTTGTCACGGGGCAGCAGCCCAGCGGCAGCGTGGCGCAACTGCCTTCGACAGGCTTTCCTCCCGCCAACGTCTTTGGATGGGCAGGCCCAGCGGGATTTCTCTATACGCAGAACGACATGAACGTCGTCGGCCTTTGCGCGGTGGGCGCCACGCTCGGCCTGACTCTCAATTACTTCGATAACTCGGGCGACGTGTGGAATGGGCAAACGAACTTTGCGCTGCTCACCTGGCTGAGCGCCGACGTGCCCGCGGCATCGGGCGGATTGAATTGGCTCAACCTCACGCTCGACGGCGGCGAGGAGATTTGCTTTGGCCAGGGAACCGTGGCCGGGGACGGCAGCTTCACCATCGAGCTGCCCGCTGGATTTTCGACGAGTAAGATGTTCGCCGTGGCCTACCCACACGATGGTGTGGGCGGCAACGGCAACCATGCGCACTGGGTTGGCGCGTACGTCGATGACGCCCAGGTGGTGCACCTGAATTACAAAGACGGCGCGGGCAACGTCTGGCACGGCAACGCGAGCGTGCTGGTCTTCGCCTGGAAAAACAATATGGGGTCCGTCACCACCGAGACTCTTGGCGGCGGTACCTGGATGCAGTGCACGCTTGGAACCGGCCAGATATTCGGCGTGGGCTGCGCGCTGGGCGTTGCGGACGGATCCACTCTTGAGCTGCCGGCCGCCGCCACCAACGGCCAAACGCTGCAGGCCATGGTGGGCACCAGCGGATGGGACTATCCCGACAACGGCCATCCGGCTCACGGTGTCAACACCTGTTATCTGGATGCAGACAACGTGGTGCATATCACCTTCGGCGACGGCCTCAGCTCCGACGATGTCTGGCCCGGCTTGGCGGATGTGTTCGCGCTCTATTGCTCCGGCGCTGGGGCGGTGCCTGTCGTCGTGAATGTGACCCCGTTGAGCGCAACCGTGGCGGCCGGCGCAACGCAGCAATTCTCGGCGGTGGTGCTGAACAATGCGAACCCCAACGTAACCTGGGCCGTGGATGGCATCAACGGCGGCAACGTGACGGTCGGCACTATCGACGCGAGCGGCAACTACTCCGCGCCGACGATGGGCGGCGGCCACGCGATCACGGCCACCAGCGTGGCAGACGGCTCGGCATCGGGATCGGCCGCGGTGACGGTCACCGGATCGCTGATTCTCCCCACTGGCTCATCCGTCCTGACCGACGCCCTGGGCAACATCATTTATGTGAACGGCGACGTGATCTATGTCCTTTAAGGAGAGCTGATGACCACTCTTGCAACCGTGATCGCCTATGGCCTATACGCGGATCTCCCTGCCTTCGGCATGCCCGGCCGCCAATACTTTGCCTATGACACCGGCGAGATTTGGTACGACAACGGCAGCGCCTGGGATAATTTCACGGCGGGTCTTTCAGCGGCCGCGATCTTGGCTTTGCAGCAGCAAGCTTACACCTACGCGGCTGACACCGGCGCGGCGAACGCTTACGCTGTGGCGCTTTCGCCCGCTCCCACGCTTGAAGCCGGCAGCGTGGTCTTCGTCAAGATCGTCCACGCAAACACCGGAGCTTCGACGCTGGCGGTCAATGGCGGCGGCGCGATCGCGATCAAGAAAGAGGCGACGGTTGCTCTCGCCGGCGGCGAACTTCGCGCGGGGCAGATCGCTTGCTTCGTCTATGACGGCACTTATTTCCAGATGCAAGGCGCGCCGGCCGATATCGCCATCACCGCGCTGACTGGCGACGTAACGGCCTCGGGGCCTGGATCGGCAGCGGCCACGCTGGCAGCCACAGCGGTTACGCCGGGAAGCTACACCTCCGCAAATATCACTGTTGATACAAAGGGACGGGTGACCGCGGCGGCTAACGGCTCAGGAAGCGGCAGCGGGCAGACGACGGTGAGCGGCTCAACTTCGGGGACGGCCGTCTTTTCACAACCGGAGGGCGGTGCCTATTACAAAAAGGTGATCATGCGCCTCGTCGCGCTGGTGGGAACGGCCAGCTACACGTTTCCGGTCACATTTTCCTTTGCTCCGGACTATCTCCCTATGGTTGGGGCGTCCGGCGCGTCCGTCACAGCGCTATCAGACACGGCCGTGACCATCACTGGCACCGGACAAACCGGTGCCATCAATCTGGAGGGTTACTAACGTGAAGCGACTTCTCATTGGTCTGACTCTTTGCCTGGCGTTCGGATCTGCGATCGCCGCGCGCGCCCAAAACCTCGGGGCGTGGCCGGCAACAATGATCACGGGATCCGGCGCGCCGGCGGTCACCTGCTCGGCCACGAGCTACAACGGCACCCTCTATGGGGATACGGGAAGCACAAACGTCTATCTCTGCTCAAATGGCACGGGCGGATATGCCTGGCGGTTGCTGGGGGGAAGCTCCGGCGGGATCTGCGGATCCGCGGGCCAATTCCAGTACAACAATTCCGGAGTGTGCGGAGGCACGGCGGGCTTCACTTACGTTGGGGTTGGCCAAACGGCGGCCACCTCCACGGATGCCATGACCGGCAGCTCTACAGTCGGATACCAGTCCTCGAACGTGAACGCGCTCAATGTGCCCAGTGAAGTCGCGGCACAGCAAGGGGGAACATATTCGATCAGTGCCTTGATTGGCGCGGTGCACACCCCAAGCACCAGCACGATCCACCAGACGAACGGCGTCATGGGGATCATCGATGATTACTCGACTTCAACCAATGCTGTGGCGGGATACTTTCAGGCCGTCGCGATGGCCAACAGCGTCGATGTGTGGGGCCTGAATCCGCTGGTGGCCTCGGCCTCGGGAATCTCCGGCGATCTGCTAACCGGGGTCGAGGTGGACGTCAACATCGCCAACGCCGGGGATACGGCCCGCGGCATCAACGTCACCGGCGCATGGGGCGCAACCCCAAGTGTTCCGCCGCCGGCTTTCGAGGCACAAGAGCCGGCCGGCGGCCATGGGGGCTGGGGAGTAAGCTTCCTTTCGGATACGGAGGCCGCGGCGATCGGTGTTCAACTCAAGCCGATACACTTTACGGCCAATTCACCAAGCCAAGAGATTTCGTTAGAAGACTACGATTCCAGCGGAACACTTCGCGGCGGCGGAATTTACCAGGATGCCACGGGCGCGATCGTGATGGCCTCCTATAGCGGAGTGACCAAGGCGGCGGCCCTGAGGATCACCACGTCGCCGCCCTCCGTGTTGAGCTGCGCCACCGTAGACACCGCCGGGAATGTTGGCAACACGGGAGCGCCTTGCCCCACCAGCGGCACAGGCTCCACGGTCACGGTCAACGGCGGCGCTGGGCTTACGATTGTAAACCTGAATTCTTCGACGCCCTCCCCGGATAGCGCGAATGTGGCTCTACCCATCAAGGTCGATGGCAGTGGAAACACGATCGTTGAGGCTCCCCGGGCTAGTGCATCCGTTTTGGGGCTCATGGAGTGCGGAACCGGATTGACCTGCGCGGGCGGAGTCGCCAGCGTGGGCTCAGTCGGATCGAATCCGATCTGGATGACTGATGACTTTTTAAACTATTTGGCCGCCTACTCTGGTGTAGGCGGCCTGGGTGGAGTTTTCAATTGGTATGCCAACATGAGCAGCGCCACGATTGTCAGCGGATCGGCGTCCGCTGGGGCAAATGGCGTGTGGGGCATCACCACGACGACGACCACGAATGCCTGGGGAACACTTCTCGCCAATGGTCCGACGGGGAATTTCAACCTCTTCGTCGGCACCGGAGCGGCGCTGACCATAGCGGCAAAAGTGGAAGAAACCACCACGGCCGCGGGGAAATATTACTACGGCCTGGCTAGTGTAAATAACGCGCCAAACCCCTCTAACTTCGTCGGGTTCTGGTGCGATCCGATAGGCAATTCTAACGATCATTGGTGGATGCAGGTCGTTAGCTCCGGAACCGTCACGAGCAATACCGATACAGGGATAGCGGCGAACGCCTGGCACACCTTGAAGCTAGTCATTGCCGGGACCGGGGCCACTTTCTACATCGATAGCTCAAGCGTGGGAACGGCTACAGCGGTGGCCGGGACTTACGGCATGGGCGTCATGGCATGGAACGGCACCAGCACCGCGGCAAGTATAAATATCGATTGGGCCGGGATCGTGTCCACGGCGACACCGTAGGGGGTTGCCTGGAGACTTATCTGCGCTGGAAGTTGGGGGGTATCTGACGTAGGCGAAACAGTTAGCCGCCTGAGTTACGTTGCCAGGCGCTGCAAGTCACGGCTGCGGGAGGGAAGGGTGGACGGCTTCACGAGGTTGGGGGGTGCCCGCTTTTCTGGCCGGGGAGAGGTGGGTTGTAAGGGCTGGCTCGGTTCCGTCTTGCGGCGCTCGCCTCCGGGGTCTAAAAAGAGGTGTTTTTGGAGCCTTTTTTCCAACCTATGAAAAATGGAATGTCAGAATTAAATGTCAGTATACTGACACGTAAATCCAACATTCACTGACACCGAGCGTGCGCAGCCACACCCGCAGCATATCCGCCAGTATCAGGCGATGCTGTTTTCCAAGCTGAAGTTCAGCCCTAACACGGTCATCCAGCGCCTGGGCGCCTTGCGGTTCTTCTACATCAAGGTGCTGAAGAGGAAC